GAGGGATTCTTTTTACTCAACATTAGCAAGTACCATGAATAGTGTTATGTCTGCACCAAGGGTTAATACTTATTACATAAGTAATAAATTAGAATCAATATACTCCTTAAGGGTTTTAATTGCTCATAATATTAATCAAAAAGTATCTGAATTGTTGATGGACACCAGGTATGTTTATATGTCAACATTTTCAACACATACAAATATCTCAAAATTGTTGACAGAAAAATTTGGACCTCCTTATTATAATTGTCTAGAGCTCTGGATTGTAAAAAGATTATTGAAAAGATTGCCAAAAATAAGAGAAAAAGCTTATACAGATGGTATAATTCAAGCAAAAGTTGAAATGGATTTAAATGTGAGAGATATTAATTATATTGGTGGTGATATTCATCTCCCTAGTCTTTGGTGTAATTATGATATGCATGATGTAACAGATTTATTGGATGAGATTTTTGTATATGTACATACAATAAAAGAACCATCAAATATTTTTCATGAAAATGTTAAAGCAATAAAAACAATAAAAAAATTTCAGGAAGAATATGATAAATTATCAAAGAATCACAAAAATGGTATTATAAATACTGTTGATGAAATAAATGAGTTTTTATTAGAAAATACACAAATTGGTTGTTCAACAGGTGTTATTATACAATCTGTGAAACATACAATATTTAAAGAAAAACCATTTTTTAAAAAAATAATTCATACAATAAATAATGAATCAATTGGAGATATATTAAGTACAAAAGCTGTTATAACTGATGAAATGAGAGAAGTTGTTCCAGATAGTTTATCAAAGAGAGAAAAAAAACAATATAAAAAAAGAAATGAAAAAATAAAAGGTGAAATTTTAACTACAGAAGAATTAGACAAAATAACTAAATATTCATTCCAAACAACATCTAAATTTTACAACAAAAATAAACCGAGACAAAAAGTAATGGAAACAATTTTAGATAAACTTGAACAAGAAAAAAACAAAAACAACAGTTGGGTGTGCCAATAATTTCATAAAGAAAAATAAAAGAGTTGTTGCAGATATTTGTATAAAATCACAATATGGGTCAAAAAGGGAATTTTATGTGGTAAATATTGGTGCAAAAACATTAGCAAGAACAGCCGAGAATTTTTTTAGAGAATTATGCGACAATTCACCAAATGAAGCAATATCAGTTCCAGGTGATGATAAAATAATTTTGATGCAAAAAATGTTGGATAAAATTCAATATAATGTTAAACCTGAGAAACACAAAATTTTATATGTCAATGGTGATTGTACGAAATGGTCTGCCGCCGAAACAATGTCGTCTTTTGTTGCAATGGTTATTGGTTTGAAGGAAAATATCACTCTGAAAATGTATCAATTGTTATTAGCTACTTTTAATTCTTGGTCAGATAAGG